TATGACGACAGACCATAGTCTGTTTTCTATGCTAGAATGATTAGTATCACCCTCACCAACTCTAATGACTTTTCCATCTGTTGTACTTACGCTGATGGTTGAGCCATAATTAGCGTCTGGTTTTGGGTGATTCATTACATCATATTTGAGCTTATCTATCTCTTGTAAATAGAACTCTTTTTGAGCGTTGTTTAAATCAGTTCTATTATTGACGGCGTTTAACGCTTTTCCGTATCTTCTTTTTTGTATGTTATTCATTGTATTTTCTCCTTGTTTGTTTGTGTGAATAATAACATAAACAATATTAAGCATACCGACGACAAATAACAATAGATAATATTTGTAGCGACATAGGATTTCAGCTCTGGGGGGCTGTTTAAACGTCTTATATATATGTGTTATGGGGTCTGGCTGGGGTCTTGGAATAGGTACTATATATAATTATTCATGCGTGAGAACGGGCTGTAATATAACAATATATAAAGAGTTGTCAAGTTATAGACGGAGAAGGGGGGTTTGGCTATGGTCTGCAATAATTATAATAACATAAGAAAAAAAAATAAAGCTTGACATTGTCAAATAGTTGTAACTCTAACAATATTAAGACTTAAACCGAATTTCAACGAACTTCTACAATTCCTAACTTGAAAAAGACTGGGGGGGCTATTGAAAAAAAAGAACTCCACACAAAGTTATAAAATTTTTTAGTTTTTTCTGGTGTCTGGAAGTGTTGATATTGTTGAACTTAGGGAATCGGCTAACTAACTAACTATACTAGCTAGTAGGTTTGTAGAGTTATCCTAACCTAAGTTAAGAAAAAAAACGCCTGATGTCAAGTACAAAGATGCTAAGACTTAAAAATATATTATAATTTTTTTCTTGACTTTTTCCAATCTATGGTATTAAGCTCTTATATGTTCAAAGGACCAAATGGAGCAGGTAAAGGGGATAAACCAAGACCTACCTCTATATCTAGAAAAGAATACGACAAACGCTGGGATAAAATCTTTAAAAAGAAAAAGGATAACAATGTCAAAAGAAAAAAGTAATGTATTAACAGCATTAGGTATTATTACAAAAGAAAACGTAAAGCAACAATATGATAACTGGTGTCGTTATAAATCTATGCATCATGCAAATATATTAGACCATGATGAATTAAATGGAAGATTATTAGATGTTATTACAGATGAAGAATTAAACATAGCAATAGAAGTAACTACTCAATCATTTTCTCGCTACATCAGTTCGTTAGAAGATGCATATATAACTTCTATGCTAAACTTAATAATAGAAACAAAAAAATACAACATGGAGGAAACTAATGCCCATCAAGAAACCGAAGAAACCGAGTAAAAAAGAACTAATATACCACATAGCCCTCTTAAGAGATAATATGTTTAAATTGACTGAAAAAACAATGTTACTAGAATCAGTCATTAATAAATATATAGAAATGAAGAAAGATACGAAAAAATTTAATAAATATTTACTAGACCAAATTGAGGGAGCTAAGAATGAAAAAACTAAAGAAGCTAAAAAGTAAAACAATGATGCTTCCTATAAATGGTCATAATTATAGTATTAGGTTTATATCTGGTGCGAAAGTAGACCTAGGGTCTATGGACTCAGAAATACTAGGAGCAATATCTATGCGTAATTGTGAAATAGTATTAGAACATGATATGAAAGACAGTAAGCTGCTAGAAGTATTAATTCATGAAGTATTACATGGGATAACACATGGAAGCAGTTTAGACATGACAGAAACACAAGTACAAGTATTAGCAAATAGTTTATACCAAATGGGTTTTGGTGACTATTTATGGAAAAAAGCAGGAGGAAAGTATGATTCCAAACTATGATGCAATAATAAAAAAAGCAAAAGAGCTATGCGACGATAAGAATACAGACTATGCACAAGTGCAAGAACCGTTTTCTAACTTTGAAATGGTAGAAGCCTTGAAGATATGTGATACATCAACTGGCATTCTTGTTCGTATCTCTGATAAAATAGCTAGAATATCTAATCTATTGAAGAAAGACGGAGAAAGAGCTGTTGCTGAAGAAAAGGTAGAAGACACAATGCTAGATTTAATAAATTATAGCGTAATACTATTGAGCCATACGATGTACAGCAAACAGTATGACTCAGAAAACGGAGAAAGAAATGATTAATCCAGGTAAAATATTAGAACACAATACAAAAAAGTCAAAAGTAAACCTACATTGTCTTACTGACATCCATGTAGGGAGTAAGGTATTTGATAGAAGTCTATTTCTAAAAGCAGTAGAAATGATAAAAGATGACCCAAATGCACTTTGGTTTGGAAATGGTGATATGTTGGAGTTTATTCCACCTAATTATCATATACCAGAAGGCGACCAGTTGTTTGATAACAACGAACAGTACGCTCAATTTGTAAAAATGATACGACCTATCATGAATAAGTGTGTGTTTTTACGTGGTGGTAACCATGATACGCTCCGTTCTGTAAGATTAGCAGGAATTGATATAATTCGTGTGCTATGTGACGACCTTGAAGTACCATATTACCCATTTCCAGGGTATGCAGTGATTAATTACAAGCATAATCGCTTCACATTTGCAAGTGGACATGGTAAAAGTGGTGCTAAAAACGGAGATATGGAGCTAATTAGGCTTAGAAACATCTTTCCAGACGCTGATATGTATTATTTGGGACACAACCATCAATTATACGCCAAACCAGTAGATTCTTTTGAAATTATGCAAGATAGCGAAGAAGTAAAGAGACAATGGTTCGTGCGTGGAGGTTCTTTTATAGGATATGCTGAATATGCACGCTATGCTATGTTTGAACCACAAACAAAAGGATGGGTAGAAATCAGATTAAGTGATAAAGACCCAGAATACATCGTTCACCGTAAATGAAACAAAGAACTATAAAAGGTAAGGAGCACTTTGTATACGACAATATCAACGAGCTCAGGCAGGCTATGCCATTACAAGACGTGCTAACCGAGTGGAGGAATGCCCCTATAGGCTCATGGACCTTAACAGATGATGGGCAGGTTTGTGAGGTGCTAGAGCGTGGGACAATCAACAACGAACGTTACGTACGCACTGCGATTGGTATGTTTAACTGTGCTCCTACCGTAAAAATGGAAGGCGAACTAAGAGAGAGTATTTACAAGTTTAGTGGTAAGAACTCTAATACAGTATTTAAAGAAAGAGAAAAGCCTACAAAGAAAGAATTTTTATTTGCTAAGTATATTGCGAAAGGCGACGGAGTGATAGACTCGTTTAAACGAGCTTATCCTCAAGCTAAGTCAGAACAATATATAAAAGAGCAAAGTAGTATGTTGTTGAAAACAGAAAGGATGCAAACATTGATTGATAAAGAAATACAAAAGATATTAGATAAAACAGAGATTACCCCTGAATATCTATTATTAAAAACAAAAGAGATTGTAGATAATATTGAAGCCAGAGATAGCGATAAGATTTCGTCGCTAAAGATGCTAATGGAAATATCAGGTCTATTAGGTAAAAAAGAACAGAAAACAGAATCTATTGCATTGTTTAAAGGTTTTAGCCCTGAACAACTAGCAGCATTGGAGGGGAAAGATGTCAAAAAAATTGCGAGCCAAGAACGAGAAGTTTTTGAACTGCCAGATGTGCGAGAGGAAAGTGAAGGTTCAGAAGTCGCCGATAACGTATAGTGACTTTTTGTTGAATACTATCATGGATATACCTATGGATAAATACATTACTGTTGATTGTGCCTGTCTTTGTATGTATGACGAAGATATGGATTTAATAGGATTTAGCAAGGAGTTTATTGAAAACAATGGAAAAGCTTAGTATATCTGATAAGGAGAAGCTGTTACATAAAGCTTCTAAGGATTTAATACTGTTTGGTAAGTTATTTTTACCAAATGATTTTTTACATAAATCAGCATCACCTCCTTTTCATTATGACCTTGGTAAAAAATTAATTAGTACAAAACCTGGAGCACGTATCTGTAATGTGCTTCCAAGAGGTTTTGGAAAATCAGTATTAATGAAAGCTGCTATAATGCATAAACTATGCTATACTCCACAAGACCAGTCTATGTTTATGGCGTGGGTAGCTGAAGAACAGGGTCAGTCTATTGACCACGTAAAGTATATACGTTCACATTTAGAAACAAATCAAGCTATACGACACTACTTTGGAAATCTATGTGGTGGTGATGAAGGCAAGAGATGGACCGAAAAAGACCTTATAACGACAAAAGGGCATCGTATTATAGCTAAAGGTACTTCACAGCGTCTAAGAGGGCGTGCAGAGGTAGATACACGATATACTGGTATTATCTTAGATGACTTTGAATCAGAGTTAAACACAAAGACTGCTATACGTAGAGATGAGATTAAACAATGGATTGTATCTACAGTATACCCATCACTAGAAGAAAGCCCTGGAAAAGAAGGGTGGATATGGTTATCAGGAACGATTGTACATTATGACGCATTCTTACAGAATATTGTAGATGGATGGAAAGATGCAGACAAAAAGAAAAAGAAATACCCATGGGATTTAACCTTTATTAGAGCTATTGAAGATGGAAAGCCTGCATGGGAAGAACAGTTTCCTCTCTCTAAACTTAATCAGAAAAGACAAGAATACATAGAAGCAGGGAAAATTGACAAGTTCGCTCAAGAATATTTAAACGACGCTAGAGATGCTGCTTCTGCTTCTTTTAAAATGGATAATATACACTACCATAGTTATGACTTCCACACAGATGGACAGTTTACTTATCTGAAAGATGAAAAAGAAATGATACCTATTTACACATATATGGGAGTAGACTTAGCACATACGGCATCAAGTACATCAGACTACCAAGTAATTGTAGTGATGGGAATAGATGCAAACAAAAATAGATATGTTATAGACTATTACCATGATAAGATACCAGCATTTGATATGCCAGAGCAAATACTAAAGATGGCAAGAAAATATTCACCGATACGTAGATGTGCTGTAGAAACAGTAGGTGCACAGGAAATGGTAAGAGATATGGTAGAACGTATGGCTAGAAAAGAAAAAAGACTACTTCCTGGTATTAACAAGGGGGTAAGACCTCCACATGGTATAAAAAAAGAAGACAGGCTAGAGATGTCCTTGGGTAGTGTTATCAATTCTAAGAAGCTTTACATACGAAAAGAACACTCTGAGCTAATAGATGAAATCTTTGAATTTCCTAAAGGAAAGCATGATGACTTGCTTGATGGATTGTATTATGCAGATTTCTTTGCAAAGCCTCCTAGAAGTAAAGCTATTCAAAACGATGAGTACGAAAGACCTGATGATTTTCCTACGCAAGCACGTACAAAAATAAATTGGATGACAGGATTAAAAATATGAGATTTCGACCATTGGGCTGTTTTAAATTACAGAGGGTTATGGTATCTGAATATAAAATAGAAGATTACCTAGGCTACTTAAAAAGGGTAGAAGGGTACGCAAACAAAGTAGGGGACAAATTTTTTCCATACGATTCACCTGAAGGTGGATTAAAAACTATTGGGTATGGATACAAGCTAAAAACGCTTGAAGAACAGAATACATTTGAAAAAACAGGTTTAAGTGAAAAAGAGGTAGAAGACCTCCTATGGCATGAAGCACAAGTATCTTTATTAAAAGCAAAGAACTACTGCCTTAGCAAGAATGAAAAATGGACTAAAGTAGACGATAGGCTGAAATACGCCTTAGCTGACTTCTGTTTTAACTTGGGAGGATTAAAAAAGTTCCCAACTACTGCAAAACATTTAATGAAAAACAATGTTGAAGGTGCAATAGAGGATGACCCAGGTAGACCAGGCTTTAAGCAGTATGAGAGAGTGTTTGTAGATACAGAGGGTAAAAGACAAAAGCTTGGTAGAAATAAAGAATTTTATAATGAGTTTTTAAAACCATATATGGAGAAAGCATGAAAATAGATACACAAGGTTTAGGTAGAAGACTTTACAATTTTACCAATAAAAAAACAAAAGACTTTATGAAGAGATTTACTGTTAAATCTGAAAACGAAAGAAGACAGCAGTATAATGCTCAAAGAGATGCAGGCAAAGTAGACTATGTACCATCAAGAGGCGTAATGAAACAAGAAAAAGCTATCAAGGAAGATAGAAAACGCAGACAACAAATGAAGGTTAAATAATGTCAAAAATTCAAGAAGATTCTAAAGCAAGAGAAAATAGAGAGATTTTTCAACGATACGCTGAAGCAAGAAGAGATTGGGATGTAGAAGCTAGAGATGCGATTGATTTTACTTTAGGTAATCATTATACAGCTGAAGAATCAGAAATATTACAATCTATTGGTCAAGCTGACTTTACGATTGACAGAATTTACGCAGCCATTGATAAGTTAAAATCATTAATGACATCACGACCTGTAAAGTTTGGTGTTACTGCTAGAGAAGATTCAGACACAAAATTAGCAAATGTGTGGAGAACGTTATTAGAATATATCTATGATATATCCGATGGGCAGCATCACTTCAAACAAGCTGTACACGATTATGCTACTGCTGGTATTGGTTACTTTTATGCTTATATAGAGCCAGAAGCAGATTATGGTAGAGGTGAAGTAATGTTCACACACGTAAATCCATTTAGAGTGTACGTAGACCCTGCTTCTAGAGACAGGTATTTTAAAGATGCTGCAAATATTTTATTGTCTACAATACTAACCAAAGAACAATTATTAGATTTATACCCAGACGTAGAAGAGTTTCTACCTAATATTGAAACACACAATATGTCTGATTATTATGATGATTACCCTGACTCTCAGCAAAAGAACTCACAAAACGTGTTTACTCCTGCTGAAGTAGAAGATAAAGATTATGAAAGTACAATAGCACAACGTTATCGTATTATTGAACGTTTCAGCAAAGTTAGAGTTCCATACTACAGAGTAGCCGACCAACAAAACAATACTGAATCAATTATGAGTCAAGAAGCGTTTCAGATATTTGCTGCTGAAAATGAAGTTCAGTTTAACAATAATACATACGCTTTTGTAGAAATACCACAAACAAGAATTAAAGTTACAGCATCATTAGGGCAAGTCCTTTTATATGAAACTATATTGGACACTGATACTTATCCTATCGTTCCTATACCAAATATATGGACTAATACGCCATATCCTAAATCAGATGTGAATAAAGTTAAAGATATGCAAAGATTGCTGAATAAGCTATTCTCTCTTGCATTATCTCATGCTCAAACTTCTGCTGGTCTAAAACTATTAGTACCACAAGGAAGTGTGGAAAGTATTTCACAACTTGAGAAAGATTGGGCTAATCCTAATGCTGTAATTGAATACGACCCAAGTTTTGGAGAACCACATTTTCCTTCTCCACAACCTTTGACAAGTCAGTTCTATGCTCTTATCAATCAAGTAGAGCGTTATATTGATTTAAACTTTGGTGTTCCAGAGTTATTACAAGGATTTAAAGAAGGTGCTCCAAGCAGTGTTCGTGGAACAATGTTGTTAGCACAAATGGGAGAAGGTCGTGGTGCTTCTAAGTTGCGTGACATAGAAATGGGATTACAGCAACTTGGGAAAGTTTTATATCAAATGTCTAAAGAACATTACACATTTGAGAAGAAGTTTAGAATTGTACAACCTAATAATGACATAACACAATTTGCTATTAACAATAGAATGTATGATGATAAAACAAAAGAATTGGTCAAAATAGAAAATGATATTACTTCTGGACAGTTTGATGTTCGTGTTGTATCTGGCTCAACAATGCCAAATAACAAGCACGCTGAATATCAAATGTATTTAGAAGCATTTCAGCTAGGGTTAATTGACAGAACTGAAGCGTTAAAGAAATCGGAAATCTTTGACAAAGAAGGTGTCTTGCAGCGTACTGGAGAAATTCAGAGAGCACAGCAAGTCATAGCTCAATTACAAGACCAAATAAAAGTTCTTTCTGGAGATTTACAGACTGCCCAGAGAGAGTCTATGTCTGACAGAAAACGTGTTGAGGTTCAGAAATTTAAGACTGACCTGAATAAAGTGGTTACTGGGGCAAAGGCTCAACAGAAGGTAAATACAGAAAGAAGCAAACGTCAAGAAGAACAACAGGTGCAGGCTGGAATAAATTCATTACTGTCAGAAGATATTGGTGAACAATAAACAGCACATCGAAGGGAAATAAAATGAGTGACGAATATATAAATGAAAATGAAACTTTAGAAGGTTCTGAAACTTCTGAAAATAATGTTATAAGTGAGCCAGAGAGTCAACAGGATTTGAGTTCCGACGTACCACAAGAAGATGATGTACGTAAATTCCAGTCTATGTATGACAAAGCTCAGGCTGAGTTAGACAAGGTAAAACCAGTAGCAAAGCTATTTCAGGATAATCCTGAACTGGTAGACGTTGTTAGAAGCCACTTAACAGGGGGTAAAGGACAGGACAAAGAAATAAAGATAAATGAAGAGGAGTTTAATCCTTGGGATGCGTATACAAACCCAAACAGTAAATCCTATGCATTAAGACAGCAAGAAATTGATGACGCTGTAAGTTCTAGAATGAGTGACTATATGGGTCGCTTAGAGGCACAACGTCAAGTTGATTCTCTTAGAATGAGAGCACAGTCAGAGTTTAAGCTATCTAATAGTGATGCAGAAGAGTTTGTAGAGTTTGTAACAAAACCTAAAGACCAACTACCTCTAGACACATTGTTCAATGTATGGAATACAAATAAAAATGGTTTACCACAGTTAAATCAGAATATTGAAAGCGTAAAGCGAACACAACAACGACCAAAATCAGCTGGACTAGTTCAAGGTGGACAACCTCCTAAGAAATCTGATGAGGACAATATGTGGTCCAATATTATGAAAGCAGGTAACCCTAATTCTATACGTGGCAATATTAAAAAATAAAATCGTAAAGGGGAAATAAAATGGCAATAACAAGTGGACAACTTAAAGCAAGTAATCTTACTGCTTCCACTACAGCAACTGGTGCAGTAGGCACTGGTGTTGCTCCTGACCAAAGAAGACTGTTTAACTTCAGTGATAGAATCGCTGAATTAGCACCTGAAGAATCACCATTCTTCGTGTACTTATCAAAAACAGCTAAACTTCCTACTGACGACTCTTTGTTCCGTTATCTTGAAGATAGGTCAAAGATTAGTTATACAAGTAGAGAGTTCTTCATTAAAGGAGCTGTAGGCACTGTAGTAGCAGGTACTAACTATAATGTAACTGTGGAAACAGCTACATCAGGTGGGGCATCTGTAGACTTCCTAGTAAAAGGAATGGTAGTTGCAGTGAGAACTGTTGGATTAGCAGACACAGCAGGTTATGGAAATGCAATCTTAAGAGTAGAATCAGCAGTATCAGATAATGGTGCAGATTCTTCTTTTACAGCTAAATGTATTTCTGTATCAGGTGCGTCTGGTTCAAACAGCATAGCCGACGAAGACAGATGTCAAGTAATCGGTTCAGCATACGCAGAAGGTTCTGGTTCTCCAGACGTATTCTCAGAAAGCATTGACGATGGATTTGGATATACTCAAATCTTCAAAACTGCTGCTGAGGTTACAAACACTGCATATGCAACTCAACTTCGTGGATATTCAAACGAATTTGAAAGAGTGTTAGCTATGAAAATGAGAGAACACAAAATCGATATTGAAAGAGCTATGCTTTTTAATCAAAAAGCAAGAGTAGATGGTATTCAATATTCAGAAGGTCTAGTAGGACACATCATTAAAAACAGTACTTTTAAAGCTGGAGATGCAGCTTTAGAATATGAATCAGGTAAAGCATACGCTAAAACTTATGCTCCAGCTGAATTAACTTATGATGCACTATTAGGTGACTTTGAAGTACTATTTGACCCAGCAAGAGGTGGAAGTAACGAAAGATTAGCATTAGCTTCTCTACCAGTTATTTCTTACTTCAACAAAATGGGTGGAGCAGGATTTGCTGAGAACTCAACAAACGGCTCACAGTACAGATTAAACATGGATGAACTATCAGGACAGTTTGGTCACCAGTTAATGGAAATCAACACTATCCACGGTTCTGTATACATGGTTAAAGAACCATTGTTTAGAGGACACTCATCTGGATTAATGATGATGGCTGATATGAGTAAATTATATTACAGACCATTAGTTGGTAACGGTATTAATAGAGATACTCAAGTTATGACAAATGTACAAAGTGCAGATGAAGACTTGAGAAAAGACATGATTCTTACAGAAGCAGGTCTTGAGGTATGTTTACCAGAATCTCATTACTTAATCAACGTGGAAGGAGTATAACATGGCTAGAAATGCATATTTAGAACAAAATAGTGGTGTTAGTGACTTCAAACTAAAATACGAAGAGATTGCAGCAGCTAGAACTTTAACTGCAGCTGACTCAGGAAAAGTATTCGGAATCAATCAGGCATCTGCCTATGAGATTACTTTACCTTTAGCAGCTACAGCAGGTGCTGGTTGGAATGCTAAGCTAGTTTTATCAGTAAAAGCTGCAAACGCAGTAACTATCGCTAATGATACAGCTGAAGATACCATTATTGGTATGACAGTTGGAGCAGATGGTGGAACTGGTAATTCTACAGATTCAACAGCAGTTGATGAAATCGTATTTATTAGTGGTGCTGAATTAGGTGACACAGTTGAATTATTTTGCAACGGAGTAAATTTCTTTGCAAAAGCTGTAGCACATGATGTAGCACATATTACTATATCATAATACAACAGTATAAGCTACTGGGGAGGGCGTTTAAACGCTCTCCCAAAAGCTTAAAAGAATTTTAAAATAACAGGAGAATAAAATGGCAGATTATAGTGGAGCTAATGTAAAGATTATTATTAATGACTTAAGTGTAAAAGCAGACAGTCAGTCTGGTTCATTAGCAAATGATATTAAAACATTTGTAGCAACTCTTTCTGATAATACTATTGTATCAACAGAGGCAGTAAAGCTTGATGCAACAAGAGTGGCATACATAATTTTATATACTTAATAGATGAATTGTCAACATTGTAGTACACCAAACCCAGAAGGTATGTTTAACTGTTCTTCTTGTGGTAAACGTGCACATCCATCAAAGTGGAGTACACAGTTTGTTGTAAGAGATACTCCTATGGCTACAGCTATTAGAAAAGACCAAATTAGTTTTGGCTCTAAGAATATGGGAGACCATATAAAAGAGACGCAGAAAAAAAATGCGAAAGATAGAGAAAAGAAGATAAACTCACTTATTAAGTGGAAGTAAATTATAGGGACATAAAATGTACGCAAAGACAGTAACTAAAAAGAAGTATGGCAAGAAAAAAAAGAAAGTCAACAAAAAGAAAAAGAAGTAGTAAGCCTACTCCTAAAAATAAAGCTTTATACTCAAGGGTAAAATCAGCTGCTAAACGCAAGTTTGATGTTTACCCTTCAGCTTATGCTAACGCATGGCTAGTTAGAGAGTATAAAAAACGTGGTGGTAAGTATTAAAGATGGCTTACAGAGGTGGACTTAGAAAGTGGTTTAGTGAGAACTGGGTAGATATAGGTTCTAAGAAAAAAGGTGGTGGACATAAGAAGTGTGGTCGTAAATCTGCCAAAGGTAGTAAAAGAAAGTATCCTAAGTGTGTACCAGCTGCAAAAGCAGCAAGTATGACAGCCTCACAAAAAAAGAGTGCTGTAAGAAGAAAGAGAGCAAAAAAGCAAGGAGTAGGGGGAAAGCCTACAAATGTGCGAACATTTGCTAGAAAAAGAAATGGAAAAAAGAGAGCATAATGGCAAGACAAAGTTTTGGACCACAAGCTAGACATAGCAACGGAAAAAAGAAAACAAGACAAGGTATGAGCGTAAATACAAAGTTTGGGAATAAAATGAGTAGTAAATACTATAAGAAAAAATATAGAGGACAAGGTAAGTAATGGCTAGTTTTGAAACACAGATAGATGCATTAACAGGTTTTGGTACAGGAGATGCTACCAAACAAGGCTATATAAACGATTGGCTACAAGCTGGAGCTAGAGAAATCATTGATGTTTTACCAATGTCTAAACTGGATAGAATGTCTGAAGAAGAGTCATTTCATAGTGGAAATATAAAAACAGACACTCCAAAAGATGGTGTAAGTGTAGAAGACTCTAAAATACTTCACGTTTTAAGAGCAGAAGATATTACTGCAAGTCCTGTAGTATATCAACCATGTAGAGAAGTTCATGCTGACCAAATAGGTAGAGTTATAGATTCTAATTATATGGAATATGCTTCAGCTACAGACCCAGCATATTATGTTTCTAATAAGAAATTGTTTGTATTACCTGACCACCCTACTGCACCAACAAATAGTGGTGACGAAGATTGTAAACTAGTAAAAATTAACGAAGATAGAGCTAATCTAATTTATTCTGCCGATTCTGTAGACAACTTTCCAGCAGAAGCTAATAATGCAGTAATGTTGTTTGCAGCAAGAAATGCACTAGTAAGATTGATGAATTTAAAACATTCATCTGTATCAGCATTGAATGTAAGTGATTTATCTATATCTGCAATTGCTCCTGTAAGTCCAGCAATAACTACAGTAAGCTATTCAGCTGCTACAAATGCAGACGCTTCAAGCACAACTCAATCTACAGTATCTCTTGGAGTAACTCCAGCTAAGATAGATGTAGATACAAGTGCACCAACGTATACAAAACCAAGTCTTACATTGACTACACTAGGATTACCTGATTTAAACATAAGTGCTAGTGCACCAGCTGATATAACAGTAGATGCAGCAAGTGTAAGTTTTTCACAAGCTGTACCACAGTTTATTCCACCTGTATTGACAGTAGATATGAGTCAGTTTGAAACATTTTTAGAAACAGATGAAGATACAGAATTAGCACAATTACAGCTTGGTAGATTAAACAATGAAGTAGACCAATATCAAGCTAACATACAGAATGAAATAGCAAACTTCAATGAAAGCGTAGAAAGCTATAGAGCAGAGCTACAAAAGTCTATTAAAGATGCAGAATTGACATCTGCTAAAGAAGCACAGGAAATACAAGAATACTCTAATGATATACAAAAATATTCACAAAATGTTCAAAAAGAAGTTCAGGCATATCAACAGAGTACGCAAAAAGAATTAAGTATATACTCTACTAAAGTAAGAGCTGATATAGACAAGTTTAGAGCAGATATACAGAATGAATTAAATGAGTTCAATAAAGAGAATGTAAAGTATCAAGCTAGTATACAAGGTGAGGTACAAAAACATAACAGTGATTTACAAAGCAATATTGAGCAAGCAAGAATTGATTTAGCTAAAGCACAACAAGATGCAAGACAAGCAACACAAGTAGATATTGCTAACAAAGCACAGGACCAAGCTTTAGCATTACAAAATGCAATACAAACGATGCAATCAATTATAGCTGACAACAGCAATGAGTTATCAAAGTTTTCACAGGATATAAACTCATATAGTACGGATGTAAGTAAAGAAATACAAGAATATAATGCAAACTTACAACAGAAGGTACAAGAATTTCAGTCAGCATTACAAATAGCTACTGTAGAATACAACTGGTATGAAAAACAATATGCTATGATAAATGCACAATTTGTAGAAGCATTAAGATTGATAGGTATAGATAAATTAGAAATAGAAAAACAAAAAGAAGGTAGATAATGGCAAACGAAATTAGAGTAAACACTTCTGTACAAATTGTTAATGACAATAGTGTTGCTAACGAAGGAACTGCTGACGGAGATTATACAAATCTTAATTTAGATGTTCATGCAGCTTCAAGAACTTGGGGTGGTAAATATACAATGAATGCTGTATATACAGACGCAGACGTAGCTTATTGGGGCAATGTAGTTGTTGCAAAAGACAATGCTTCAGGAGCAGATGGAATAGATAATTCTGACTGGACAGAAGCTTCTGGTACTACAAGTGGAACTTTACCAGATACAGCTCATGTTGTAGCAGTAGAGTATGTAAGTGCTTTAGGTTCTCCTGGAACTGTAACATTAAATGTAAGTGGAGAGAACTTTGCAGTGCTAGATGAAGGGCAAGCAGTAGTAATTCCTATGGAAATGGGACAAACTCTTTCATCAATAACAATTAAATGTACAGATTATACTAATGGCACAAACGAAGCGACTGTTAATGTTATGGTAGCAGGTGTATAATGGCTGCAATAGAATTTACAGGTAAAGAGATATATAGTAGAGTGCTACAGGCAGTGCCTGATGCATCAGAAAACTATATATTAAATTTAATTAATGAAGCATTGATTGATATGGGTCAGTTTTTGCAAAAAGTAGAATATGCAGACACTGATTTAGTTCATAATCAGTTGTGGTATAATTTAGACGATGACAGAGCAATTACTGTAAACAAAGTATTTAGATGTGCTATTAAAAATGATGCAGGTGAATATATACAAATTCCTAGATTAACAAATCAGGAAATAAAACAGTTTTACAAAGAAGAATTAGCAAAGACAACATGGACAGAGGTATAACATGGCAGCAGTAAGCAGTACGTATAAAAACCCATCAACATCATTTGTATGGTGGATTGAAGGAGATAGAATAGCAATAGCTACTGATATAGGTGACGGTGGTACATCAGAAACTGCTGAAACTAAACTGAAACCAGTACAACTTAGTATACAAAATTCTTTGCAAACAGATGGAAGTACAAAAAATTTAGTAGCAGAGCCAGTAGATGCAACAGAAACTGTGATAGACGTAGATGATGGTTCAGTATTTAGTGCTTTTGATTTAATACAGATAAATAATGAAATCATGAGAATAGAAAGTATTACTGATAATGCATTAACTGTAACAAGGGGTTTCAGAGATACTACTGCAACTACACACGCTACATCAGTTACATCTTTAACTACATTGGGAGCAGCTATATCAGATAATTCTACAACAAGTGTAACTTTATCTAGCGTAGCTTTACTATCTGTAGATGATATGATTAAAGTAGGAAGCGAGGTATTAAGAGTAACAGCTATTAATACCAGCACTAATGTTATTACAGTAGTAAGAGGTCGTCATTCTTCTACTGCTGCTTCTCATAGTGACGGTGCTGCTGTTTCTAAATTTGATGACAATGGTCTTATCAAAGAGCATAATAAAATTACTAATGGTATGGTAATATCATATTATGCAGAGCCAGATAAGCTATCATCTATTACAGGTACACTAGATATAGATAATACATTACAGCCTTTGTTAATTGATTATGTAAAAGGTAAAGCTCTTATGGATGCAGCAGCTAGAGAAAATAACCCAGCTATAGCACAGATTAGAATGGCATCAGCACAACAATGTTTGGTTAATTATAAAGAAGGGCTAAGAAAATTTGGTATGAAAAAGAACGAAAAAACAGGTGGAACAAGGGGTATTGTTCCAGCTAATATGAGATGAGGAGATTATGGAAGTAGGAAAAGACAGTAAATTTACATTTAGTTTAGAAACTTTAATAAGTATATCTGTTACTATATTTATGGTAGTTGGATTATGGTTTAACCTACAAGCTGATATTCAAGAAGCTAAAGAGCTTCCTGAGCCACCAGTTAGTAGAACAGAGTATGATTTAAAAGACCAAATGATACGTAATAGTATTATGAATACTGAAGAGAAAGTAGAAAAACTTGAAGACAAGGTAGACGACATTAAAGAAGATACACGCAGTATTAATGAAACTCTACTCAATATGAATAAAAACTAGGATGAATTATGAAAAACTGGATAAGTATGTGGTTATTGGGACTTGGACTTTGTACCTCGTCGCTATACTCGCAATCAGTATCTTTGGATAGTTTCCAGCAAGTACAAGCATTAAATATACAAACCTGTTCAGTCGTACAGGTTAATGCATCTTGGAACTATCAAAATAGAGTAAAAATAGAACAGCTTGACAAGTTGTGCTTTATTGCAGAAATAGATATTGAAAACAAAACCATTGGTGCTGTTATAGCAAAAGAATGGAACATTACTGTTGTACCAACTATTATTGTGTTAAAAGAAGGTAAGGAAGTAAAAAGATTTGAACCTGGTATTAGTATGAGCTTTGATGAAAGAACTATCATTGAAGATATAAAAAAAGAAGTCAGATAATGCCAAGAAAAAAAACCAAAGCTATAAGAAAGACTACTAAAGGTAAGAACGCTAATTACAGACCTACAAAGAAAGGTGCTGGAATGACAAAGAAGGGTGTAGCTGCTTACAGAAAAGCTAACCCTGGTAGTAAATTAAAAACTGCTGTTACTGGTAAAGTAAAGAAAGGTAGCAAGGCAGCTAAGAGAAGAAAGTCTTATTGTGCAAGGTCTTTAGGACAACTAAAAAGAAGTTCTGCTAAAACTAGGAATAATCCTAATTCTAGAATAAGACAAGCACGAAGAAGATGGAAATGTTAAAGAATAGGAGATAACATGAATATAGTAATCAGTAAATTATTAACAGGCTTATTAAGTGAAAAAGTTTTGAAAGCTGTGTTAATAAAGCTTGGTGATTATTTCATCAAGAAATCAGATAATAAATTAGATGATGAAATCTGGGCTGAAGTTAAAAAAGCCCTTAAATAAATAAGGAGAGAATATGAACTGTGAATGTGGATGTGGGTGTTAATAGATGCCTAGAAGGTCATTACAATTAAATGATTTTAGTGGAGGACTTAATACCAAGTCCTCTCCTAGGGATATTGCACCCAATCAGGTCCAGTTAGCAAACAATGTATTCTTGTCTAATCCTGGATTAATTCAGTCTAGTAGCGATTCTACTGCTAAACATACAAGTGCTCCAGAAACAATGACCCACACAAAAAATGGTAATGGTGCATTTATATTTAACTCTCAATACAATATAGATACAGACGGAACAGCTACTACCCCTACGCAAATTATTGCATACCCAATAGATGATGCTAGTAACACAAACATACAATTTTTTAGAAGAGATTTTGACAGTGTTGGAAACTTTACATTTGAAGGAACAAATGCAGAGATAGACTTAGGTGTTACAGGGGCTGTAGAGCCAGTATATTATTTTGTAGATGGAGTATTGTATGTATCAGATAAACTGGTAGTAGATGGCACAAACGATTCTCAGCCAAAAAAATTAAACTACATTGAAACAGATAGATTTGGTGTCTCTATATCAGGATGGCATGATGGAAATATGCAAATTGAGACAGACACTATATTTGCTAGATTAGCAGAGACTGCATCTTTTGCTGCTATTACAGACGCTGGAGACTTTGAGGTTATACTATCAACTAACCCTTCTTTAGATTCTCAGTCATTTACAACCATAGTTAAAGATGGTGCGAGCAATAAGCTTGTAACTACAACAGACCCTGATGATGCAAATCCAGACCCTACAAATGATATTGGAATTTCTGACAAAACAATATATTTAACATTGCAAAGTGTCAATGATAATTTATCTTCAACAGATTTGAATTTTAATTCAGTATATACAACAGGTCAATTCCTTAAATCTATGATTATATATATTAATCAAGAAGCTATGAGAATCAGAGGTGTTAACTATGTAGATGGAAGTAGCACAAATGACATTGTTCAATTAATTGTAGATAGAGATGTATTTGGAACAGGTGTGCTAGAACACGCTGGAGTATCTGAGGTTCAAGTAGTTTCTTCTAGCAGTATAGCAGTAACAGGTGGTGGATGGGAATCTGGTACATACGAATTTTGTCACAGTATAGTAGACTTGCAAGATAATGAAACGTTACCACAGGCAGTTCAATCTAGTACTTTTGACATTACAGCAGGTGCATATTTTAGTGGAGTTGGTTTTAGAATAAAGTATGCTTCATGGGATGGCAGGAAGAATGAAAAAGGTGTTAGAATATTCACTAGAAAAAAAGGTGGAAACGGTAGATGGATATTATTTTTAGATGTAGACTATAGAAAAGGTGTTAGAAAAAATCTATTTGAAGAGTTTGAAGACTTTACTGACAACACATCTACATATAAACAAGTTTCATCATTAGATATTGTAAATCCATCTTTAGATACATACGAAAGTATTACTGGGTATTCTCAAGACGAAGAAAACATTACATTTGGTAGTGACGGTGGATTTAAAGCAGCAACTGTATGCTCTAGAAGAGCATGGGTTGCAAATGTAAGAAAAAATAATTTAGTACATGATGATAGAATATATTATAGTCCAGTAAATAGATTTTCTACATTCCCTGATAGTTACTTCTTAGACATCGGTATTAGCGATGGTGATTCATTTACTGCGTTACACAGCTTAGGAAATAGATTACTAGCGTTTAAACAGAGAAAGCTTTATATAATCAATGTATCATCTACATCAGATGCTGGATGGTATTTAGAAGCAGAATATGACGGTATGGGTTGTAGACAGCAAGAGTCAGTATGCAAGACTCCATTTGGAGTATGCTGGGCAAACGATGATGGAGTATATATATTTGATGGTTCATCTGCACCAAAAGAATTAACATTAGTATTAGATGATGCTACATGGAGAACAAATCAACTTTCAAAAAATCCAGCTATTGGATATAATAATAAATATAAACAATTAAATGTAGTACAAGATACTGCAGCAGATACAGATGTATTTGTATATGACTTTCCTACTAAAGGATGGAGCATTACTAAATCAATAGGAAGTTCTGGTATATCAAACTTTCTACCTTCTTACGATGGACTATATTACTTAGAATATGGTGCAACAAATGGTAAAACTGTAAAGCTTTTATCAGGTGATGTAGGTACAAAATCAATAGATTTAAAAACAAAAGATATAGACTTTGGAAATCCAGGTTTAGTAAAAAGAGTAAATAGAGTATTTGTTACTGCCAAAGGCAGTGGAACTACTTTAACATTCAAATATGCCAATGACGGAGAAACAGCTTTCGCTACAGCAACAGATGCAAATCCTGGAGTTTCTTTAGGCTCAGATTATGTTACAAAAGAATATACAATAGGTAGCTCTGATAGAAATTGCCAGTCTATGGCTTTTGAATTAACATCAAATGGTTCTATAACTATTAATGATATAAATATAGATTACAGACAAACTAATAAGAGACCTCCTTTATAATGCCAAAATCTGGTGAACATAGAGTTAATACTATTGACTCTTTCTTTAGAGTCAGACCATCTTCTAAGAACCTAAGAGACGGAGAATCTGTATCTTTTCTTGAAGACGGAAAGCTCATAAAGCAAGAAAAAAGAAACGGCGTAGTATACGAAACAAAGTATTCAGAACAAGGGAAAACCGAAACACTATCTGCAGGAACAACTACAACTATTATACAAGGTTCTTCTCAGTCTGGAGATATAACATCTGTAACTGCTGGAACTGGTTTAACTGGTGGAGGTAACTCTGGACCTATAACTTTAGATGTAGTTGGTGGTACAGGTATTACTGCTAATGCAAATGATATAGCTATAGATTCTACAGTAGCAACTCTTACAGGCACACAAACTCTTACTAATAAAACTTTAACAAGTCCAGTAATTAATACTGGAGTTAGT